TTGTGAAGGATCAATGAATGCCACCGGTATATGTACCGGTGGCATTCGGCGTACTCTCGGACACTAAGTGACAGATAGGGGGCGACAGATGGCCACGCCACTGAGCGCTGATCGAATAGTGAAAGCACTGCGGGCCAGGGGTCTGCGCGTCATCGAGCACCGCAACTGGCGGACTCACAACCGGAACCACAAAGGACCCTGGGGACCGGTCCATGGCGTGATGCTCCATCACACCGTGACCCGGGACAACGCGTCCTCGGTCGACCTCTGCTACAACGGGCACGCCTCCCTCCCCGGCCCGCTCTGCCTCGGGGTCATCACCACCGATGGTGCCGTGCACCTGGTCGGACACGGCCGCGCGAACCATGCCGGACTCGGAGACGACGACGTCCTCAGGGCAGTCATCAACGAGACGTCCCCGCTCCCGGCCGACAACGAGGCCAACACGGACGGGAACCGGCACTTCTACGGGTTCGAGTGCGTGAACCTCGGAGACAACAAGGATGACTGGCCCGCGGTCCAGATCGACGCCATGGCCAAGGCTGCGGCCGCACTCTGTGAAGCCCACGGCTGGACCGAGCGCAGCGTCATCGCCCACGCCGAATGGCAGCCCGGAAAGGTCGACCCGCGCGGACCGGGGTATCCGGGTCACGAGGGCATGCGACGCAGGGTCAGGGCCGAACTCGCGTCCAAGGGCGACACTGGAAAGACCACACCCGCACCGGCACCTGCGCCGGCACCGAAGCCCGTGCCGGCTCCCACACCGGCACCGGCGCCCGAGGAGGGGAACGACATGCCCACCGCATCCGAGATAGCCAAGGCGGTATTGGACGCGGACCGGGTGCCCGCTGCACGTCCCCCGCACCACAACCCGGACTACGCCACGAATCCGCTCTGGTCGCTGAAGTACGCGATCCAGACCGACGTGGAGGCAGGGCGCAAGACTCTCGGTCGGGTGGAGGAACTGATCTCCAAGGTCGATGCGCTCACGGACAAGGTTGACGCACTGGCCACGGCCCTCAGGGAGAACGAGGTATGACCACGTTCCCGAGCGACAGACCCACGACACCGACCGAAGGGGTTTTCATATCCCTTCTGGACATCTATCGAGAGCAGCGGGCCCACAGTCAGGCCCTGTCCGATGTCCAGCGCGACGTCACCGGAGTGAAGGATGACGTCACCGAAGTCAAAGACGACGTCACCGAACTCAAAAAGGACGTGGAGTCCATACGGTCCCGGCAACTGCCCGGATGGGCCACGGCACTTCTGGGGGGAATCGCCGTGGCCCTGGTCGCGGCGTGGGCCGGCGTTCTGATCAAGTAGGGAGAGGGGTTGACATGGAACAGGACCCTTACCCGTGGACCCGTCGCGATGAGGAGTCCGAGCCGGCATACGAGGCGTTCCGCGCATATCTCAACATGGGACCGGGACGGACTTACGCAAAAGTCGCTGCGATGTTGAAAAAATCCGCCACACTCATCGGCGGGTGGGGTCAGCGACACGAGTGGAAAATACGGGTCCGAGCCTATGACCTTCACATGGACACCGCTGCCACCGACGGGCACGCGGAAGAGATGCGCAAGGTACGTCAGGGTCACCTCGCGCTCTCGGACAAGTTGCTGGATCACTTGAACAACCGGCTCGATGAGTACATCCAGACCAACGCCGATCCCAGTGTCCGGTGGACGCAGGCATTCAGTGCGGCGACCAAGGCTCAGGAGTCCGCTCTGCGGATGAAGGAGCAGGGTAAGGAGTCCGGCATGCTGGAGCGGGCTATCGAGATGCTGGAGCGGCTTCAGAGTCAGGCGGAGTGAGCGTGATATCCCGCTCCGAACTCGAGCGCCTGACCCCGGTCGAACTCGAGACGTTCGTGGCCACGCTGGAGAAAGTGGTCGAGGACCGGGACGCGGGTCGGGTCCCGTGGCGGTGCGACGTGGCGGGATGCGACGGGAAACCGCACCGGGGCCGGCGCGGGTCCCACGCACGTGCCGACCAACTCCCCCCGCTCGGGGACGAGTGGGACGTGTGGATGGCACTCGCCGGCCGGGGGTGGGGCAAGACCCGCACCGGCGCGGAGTGGGCCATCGACCAGGCCCGCACGCTCGAGCGCGGGGCCCTGGTCGGTCCCACGGCAGCCGACACCCGGGACATTCTCGTGGAGGGTGAATCCGGGATCATGGCCTGTGCGCCGGCCACGTTCCGGCCCGTGTACGAACCGAGTAAGCGCCGGCTTACGTACCCGAACGGCGCGGTGCAGATCTGCTACTCGGCCGATGAACCGGATCGGCTCCGGGGTCCGCAGCACCACTACGGATGGCTGGACGAACTCGCCTCCTGGCGCCGGCTCCAGTACGCGTGGGACATGCTCCAACTCGGGATGCGGCTCGGGGACCATCCCCGGATCTGCATCACGACCACACCCCGTCCCCTGCCCCTGGTCAAGGCTCTGCTCAAAGACGAGATGACCGCCGTGGTTCGCGGGTCGACCTACGACAACCTGCACAACCTGGCCCCGACGTTCAAACGGGCCGTGCTCGCGAAGTACGAGGGGACCACGCTCGGGGCGCAGGAACTGCATGCGGTCGTGCTCGATGACCTCCCCGGTGCCCTGTGGAAACGGGCCGACATCCTCTACACCGACCCCGAAGAGGAACTGCCCGAGTGGCGCACCGTCACCGTGGGACTCGACCCAGCCGGCACCGGCAAGGGGGACGAGACCGGGCTCGTGGTCGTGGCCCGGGGCGTGGACGGATTCGATTACGTCCTGGAAGACGCCTCCCAGAAGATGAGCCCGAACCGGGCTGCGAATTCTGCCTACGACACGTTGGAGCGATGGGGTGCCAAGGTCATCGTCGTGGAGGACAACGGTGGTAAGGACTGGATCGAAACCGTTCTCCAGCAGGTGTGGAAAGCGCGCGGGAACAAGAGCCCGGCTCCGATCCAGCGCGTGAACGCGAGTCAGGGAAAGAAACTGCGTGCGCAGCCCATTGCGGCCCGGTACGAGCAGCATCGGTACCGGCACGCCGGAGAGTTCCACGAACTCGAGGACCAGATGTGCACCTGGATCCCGGAGGAGGACAAGGATTCCCCGGACCGGATCGATGCCCTGGTCCATGCCGGGGAGCATCACCGGCGCCTGTTCGATCGCGGGGAGTCCGCGATTGCGGCCCCGCACCGGAGCGGAGGTATGCGCGGAGGTACCGGCGCCATCCATCCGTTGGAGCGGGCACGCCGTGCGCGAGACGCAAAGGCCCGAGAACTGGAACGGATGAAGACTCCTCCGGATACCTTTTGGAATGCTGAGGGATGATGGCTGGTATGGGTGCACTCTCCGTTCTCGTGACCGTTCTCGCCATCGCGCGTGTGACCCGGCTCCTGACGACCGATCGAATACTGGACACGCCCCGCATCGCTCTCATGGAGCGGTTCATATCCAAGGCCGGGGAAGAGTCCCTGGCCGCGTATCTGGTCTCGTGTCCGTGGTGCATCTCCGTATACGTCGGGGCGGCCGGAGCCGGCGCGTGGTGGGCGTGGGGAACGAGCCCCGTATACGCAGTCGTGACGCTCGCGCTTGCGGCGTCGTACGTGACGGGATGGCTCTCATCCCATGAAGGGGAGTGACCGTGGGCGTACTGGAGCGGTGGAGGGGGACCCGGACCGAGACGAAAGAGGCTCCGCGGGCCGTGATGGCGGCCGCCATGCCGCTCTCCGGGCCCGGGGTCAAGGCCATGGAGGCATCCCGCAAGAGCTCGGGATCACTGGCCTGGCAGAAGGACGCCTGGTACTTCTACGACTCGGTGGGCGAACTCAGTGCCCCGGTCAAGTGGATCGCCAACGCGGTGTCGAAGGCGGACGTATACGCGGCCGAGACCGACCCGGAGACGGGAAAGGTGTCGGGCCCGTCCGACAACACGCAGGCGCAGGCTGCGGCCGCCATGGTGTTCGGAGGGGCTGCGCAGCGGGCTCAGCTTCAGGAACTGATCGCGGTTCACTGGCAGATACCGGGTGAGTCGTACATCGTGATCCGTCCCCGCCCGGACCGGGAAGGACGCCCGCAGCCGGATGAATGGCTGGTCCTGGCCGGGGACGAGATCAAGGCGCAGGGCGGGAAGTGGTCCTACACCGATCCGTTCACCCTGGCCAAGGTCGAATTGGGGCCGAACG